GGGCAAAAATTTACTCTTTATTAGTTGGCCACGGTAATAAGATATCCCTAACTCATCGCAGGCGTTCTTCAACGTTTTGCCAGCCAACAGAAGCGGTTTTAATCTTGCAGCATCTGCACGATATTCCTCCACCGACTTGCTAGACCCTCCGCCGATGCTTGGCGTTTGACGCAAGTTGAACCCGCGCGCAATTTGTTTCTGCCTGTCCGCCTCAGCCAGCTTTGCCATCAGATGGCCCACCTCAAATTCAGTCGGCGGTCGGCCCAACGTCTCGTTCATTTTCTCTAGATAATTAATCACTGATTGTCTCCCTATATGCTCTGAGCCGTTCGCAGGCGATGTGATGACCATGGATAGCGTCAATCTCCTCGCCATGACGAGTCTGAGTTTCCAGAACCCGGCGCTTTGTAATTTCAACCTCGCGCTTTAGGTGCCGCAGGTGCGCGTCTTGTTCTGGGGTCATTACCATTCTTTGGTATCTCCATCCGCGTGCGCATCACTCCAGCCTGCTTTGTAAGCTGACAACTCGGCATCCGTCAGCGCCTCTTGTCCGATGCGAACGCCCTTGAACGTCGAACCAATATAGTAGTGTGGGCTAAATTTTTTCCCATAAAAATAATCAGCTCCGCCTCTGTCGTAAGCTCCGCCGTGGCGTCGGTCGTGTGTGGCATCAATTTTCATGTTCTTTCTCCTGTTGGGTGGCCGGGGCCGAAGCTCCGGCGAGTTGATTAATCATGCGCGGCCTTGTTGCGCTCCACCGCTGCGGCCCACCGCGCCCTGCGCTCCGCATCCCGATCAAGCTGCGCCTGCGCGGCTTGCACTGCGTACTGGCGCTCCGAGTAGCGTCCGGGCAGGCGCTGGGTTTTCTGGATGCCGTAGCTGCCAGCGGCGACGCGCTGCCTGCCAACAATGAGCGGCACGTAGCCCCTTGGTGTTTTAACTGCACCAGCTTTCAGCATGTCATGTTCTCCTGTTGGTGGTGGGGGCCGAAGCCCCCGGTTAATTAAGCAGGCGATGTCGTTACACAAATGAGCGATTTGCCCATATTCTTTGCGACATTGTTAGCGCGCATCCAGTCCATGACTGCAAAGCTCCCTTCGCTGTCCATGTCTGGGTTAGTAGCGGGCACCCAAATGTAGGGTACGTTTGCAACAGTGACTTCTTGGTCAGTGCCGTTGATTGCAAAAGTCGCTGTTGCTGATCGCTTAAATGATTTGGTCATGTCGTCTCTCCTGTTGGTTAGTGGGGGCCGAAGCCCCCGGTTGGGTTGGTAGTCAGAGATCGATGATCTCGATTGTGTGGTTTGCTTCAATCCTTTCGAGGCGTTTGGCGTTCTGCGCTCTAGCCCATGACATCATCGCTGATGTTGAATTTGGTCCGTCGTATCCGACGCGGCGCAGGATGGCGCCGACGCCGGGGTAAGCACGGGTCGGCATGATTGGTTCTCCCCGGACCTTTTCGCTCATATTGCTACGAGCGGTTTTCGCTGCTTTCACGCGGTCCATGCTGTGACCGCTGGCGATGACTTTGCCGTCCGATTTTCGGCAGACAGCCCATGCCGCTTTGACGTTGCGGTGGCCTTTGTAGGTGTCTTCAAAGCCGTTAGAGAATTTTGCAGTGATGGTCATGTCGTCTCTCCGCTGTTGATATAAGTAACCTATAGGCAATCAATGATAACTTCAACACCCCTGCTGTAAATTATTTTAACTTTTTTTGTGGGGTCATATTTTGTGCCTTGCGTCGCCGCTCTGGCAACATATGGTAGCGGCATGATACACTCGGTGCAGTTCGTCGTCTCTGGCGACCCAATCGGAAAAGCGCGACCCCGTTTTACGAAGGGCGGGCGCGCCTATACCCCGACAAAAACACGCGCTTACGAGGAGGAAATCCGGCAGGCTTGCTGGTTGGAGATGCAGGAACACGGACTACAGCCGACAACCCGGCGCGTGTCCGTTATTTTGACGGCGTTCTTTGCAGTGCCAAAGTCGTTCTCTAAATCTCGCAGGCTGGAAGCAGAGGCAGGCATCATTATCCCGCCCCGGCCAGACATCGACAATATATGCAAGGCGGTTTTGGATGGCTGCAATGGCATTGCCTATGACGATGACAAACAAGTCTGGCACCTCGCTGCTTTCAAGCGATATTGCGACGCGGGTGTGGCGCCGGGGCTAACAGCCAAAATTCAGTGGGACTCGTCCAGCGAATAGCTGTAATCTGGCCCATACAGTTCGCGCCAGCGTTTAGGTTCCCGATGTATCGCGACTTTGCTCGTATCAAAATGGCCTTGATGGTGACCTTCGCAGAGCGGGATCGCCCGACGGTCGGGTGTTTTAGCAAACGAAAATCGCTCGTGAATAACATGATGCGCCTGCGTAGGTGACATCTGCGGCAGGTAAAACGCCTCGCAAATGCAGCACGGTTGCTCATGCAGATACGCTAGAAACGTCGGGTCAGACCCCCGCTTTGGCATTAATTAACTCCATCGGGTCAGTCCCTATTGCCTCGGCCAGCTTCGCCATTGCCTGTTCAAAAAAGACGTTGAATTCAACTTGGTCCATCTTATACATCGCGATGCTATCCGGGACATACATCACGCCTCCGAACTCGGAAGCGCGCGTCTGATAATAGCCCAGCGCAAATTTCAGATCTTGATGTAGATGCTCAGACGTCGGCCATTTGCCGGTGGCCTTGACCGCTTTGCCTAGCACTGACCAGTAGAGTTTGTGATGCGGGGTAGAGCGCTTGGATACATGGACCAAATCATAGACGGCGGTTGCTGGCGCACTTGCCAGTTGTTCCGCATCGTATGCAGTCAGGGGAGACAGACCCCCCTGACCATTGAGTTTTACCGTGATGGGCGGCTTCATTGCAGCTTGTACCTAGCGACGTATTTGCCATCTTCGGTTGGCTCTTTGATCGTCACTATATCGTGACCATCTGACCGCAGATCATGGATGCGAGAAGCCAGCCGAAAACACCCATACAGACGTAACGCGCCCATCGGTGTGATGCTGGTGCCTCGTTTAAGATGTGCAAGTATTTGCTTGTTTTGGCTGTCCATTAGTCTTCCTCCAATCCTCTGTTTGCAAGCAGCCCAAACAATTCGCATTTCCGCTCAATGGCGATAGAACGAATGTCGTTCAGGCTGCGCTCTAGCTGCAGAATGCGGTTTGCCATCAGCTCATAACTTGGGCCATCATAGACGTCAGGGTCAGAGCGATGCGCTATGATGCGGTCCCTTATGGCAGCCATCAGAACGGTATCTCGTCATCAAGTTGACCGAGGCTCTTTGCCGGAGGGGCTGGCTCATTTGAACGATTGCCTCCGCCGAGCGTGACGCTATTTGCGTTGACTGACAGATATTTATTCCCGTTATATTCGCGCCACGAAAACTCCCCGCTGACTGCGACTGACGTTCCTTTCTTAACATAAGGAGCAACCGCCTCGCCCGGTCTACCCCAATAGGCGACTTCAAAAAAATAGGCTTCTTTTGTGCGCCTGTCATTGACCGCCACGGTGAAGCCACAGACTTTCTGCGCCTGTTGAGTAGAACGCAATTCTGCGTCTTTTGTCACGTTCCCAAAAATAGTGATCTGCTTCATAGCCCTAACTCCGTCTCTCTGGTTGTCCACATAAATTCCAGCCGCGCGGCGAACTCCTGATCGACTGGCTTCAGTTCAGCGATGACCGCGTTGGCTTTGTCCGCCATCCCGCTGAGTTGCTCCGCCGTGGCCTTCTCGATAAAGCGCGACAGCTTCTGCGCTCGCTCCATAACGTCAGGCTGTTTCACCTGTTCCGGCTGCGCACGTCCTGCTGCCCGGTTGCCGTCATCATCCTCCAGCGGAACGCCAGATACAGCGCACAGACCATAGCGACGCGCGTAGGTGATGGCGCTGCCGAGGGACTGCATGTCACCCTGTTTGAAAGCGAGATAGACTCGGCTGGTGAACATGTCCGGTGCGGCAGCTTGGTGGATAAACCGCGTCTCTATGTACTGCCCGAACTCATCAGCACCCCCGGTCTGCACGATGGCAAAACCATTGGCATGGAATGGCGGGTAAACGGCTGACTGGACCGCGCTCAGGTCAGCGTAGTTGGATTTAAAGAACGGGTTCTTGGCGCTCTTCAGCGCCGCCCCCATCTCGCTCTGGGCCTTGATAAAGGCTGAAATCGCGTCTGTCATTTTATCCTCATGGATACAGTGTCGGCTCCGATGTCGAGCGTGGCGCCCGGCACATCTTCCCCGGCTTCGAGTTGTTTTTTGATTGCTGTTTTATCCGCAGTGCGGACGGTCTTAGTCAGTTGTGTGGGTATCTCCTCCTCGTTGGTTATAGTGACGCTGGCGCGTCCCTTACGCTTGCTGATGGTTGCCAGCGGGTGCGGAATTTTATCCTGCCCAGTGGCTTCCATAACAGCCATGATTGCATCATTTACCGCCCGGCGTTTGCTCTGCAAGCGTGACGCTCGGTCAGCGAAAACCTTGGACATTTCCTTCGCGGCGGTGGCATGGTGATCGGCTTCGACCGCCTCACAAATCAGGTACTCAACGACATCCATCACATCTGTTTCGCCATCGAGCGTGTCCCAATACAGCGTTTCGTCATCGCTGTAGTCGCGCAGCATCTCAGCCACCTGTTCAATAGTTACCAAATCAATTCGCATTGTGTTCCTCCAAGCAGCGCTCGACGCCAGCGGCGATGACACTGTAAGAGTCCGCCGGGAAAGCAGCTTTCAGGAAGTTCTCATATTCAATCTCGCCAGCATCCATCTGCTTGCGCAACGCTTTGTTATGCTCATGTATCGCAAGATGGATGTAACTTTGCAGTTCGTATGGTGCGGGTTGTTTCATGTTTTCTCCTCCTGTTCTGTTGCAAGCAATATCCGGCTCTGTTACAGATTGCAACAGGCAAATCAAAGGAGCCATTAGAAATGTCAGATCGTATTATAATTTTGGGCGCGGATGAACTGCGCGAAAAGCTGACGGACCGTCGAGCGTCAGTGGTCGCGGAGCGTAGCGGATTGACGTATATGACAATCCATCGTCTAAAAAACGGGCAGCAGACATCGCTCAAGACGCTGCAAAAATTGACTGAATATTTTGAGCAGCATCCGTAATCCAGCGTTAAAACAATACTTGGGAGAGACAGATGAGTCATTACATGACCGCACTCGCCATGAAACAGACTGGGCTAAAGCCAGCGGCAAAGATCGTTCTGTACTGGCTGGCAGATCACTTCAACGGGGAGACAGGACTTTGCTTCCCCAGCTTGAAGAAGTTAGCTGATGAATGTGAGATGGATAAATCGACAATCGTTCGTCACTTGAAAGCACTAGAGGAAGCCGGGTTGATCCAGCGACAGGTTAGAACGCGAGTGAATGGATCGCAGACAAGCACGTCATATCTACTGCACCTGACCCCTGTTGCAAAACGCGACAGCCCCTGTAGCAAAACGCAACAGCCCCCTGTTGCAAAATGCGACCCCCATAACCTTGTAATAAATAACCTTGTAAATTTAACCTCTTATACGTTCGACGATGCATGGTCTGCATATCCTCGTAAGGTAGGCAAAGGGGCTGCACGGAAGGCTTGGAAAAAGGCACAGGCAAAGGTGGCCCCCGAAGTTCTCAGCGCCAATCTGGCTGAATACGTTGACAGTCTTGCAGGGGCAGACCCAAGGTATATTCCGCATCTCAGCACATGGCTGAACGGGGAGCGATGGGACGATGAAATCGAAAATCGCCAGCAATCGGGCTTCCGATCTATAGTGGCGGAACTCGCGATGGGGGGTGAATGATGGTCGATGATAGGGCAAAGCACAGAGCGTGGATTGCGGTAAAAGCGCAGGCGCTGATGAGCCGATATTTCCAGTTGCCGCAGGACGAACTGGTGGAGCGGGAGATACTCAAGGGCTGGATGGACACGCTAGAGCCGTTCAGCAGGGAAGAGATTGAGACTGCATGTAGCCGCTATCTCATCAAATACCCGTCTAAGCGCCCGCATGAGGGTCTTCTTCACAATATGATAGTGCAGCGCCGCCGTGACATGAAACCGGCTCCAGTGGCCGTGCTAGAGCCTCCAAGGCCACAGCAAGCGGTCGAAGACAGACGCAAGGCGGCAGCAGAGATAATGGCAAAATTTAGACACTGATTAGGGAGGTTACGACATGAGCGCGCCAACACCATCACAGCTTTGGCTCTCCGGTCGCGTTATGCGATGGCATACGAATCCGCGCATGGCAGGCACTGGGGACCGCCTAGACGGACATCATGCGCGGGTTGCGCAGATAATCCTGCAATACCACCACGACCCATCAGTTGCGCTTCTGCGCGCTGCTCTGACCCACGACGTCGGTGAGATGATCGTTGGTGACTTACCGGCAGATATGAAGCGCCAGATGCCAGAGGTCGCAGAACGTCACGCGCTGGTCGAGGCAGTTTCGCGTGATACAATTTCAGGTGCTTTTCCTGATTTGAGCGAGAGCGAAGAAACTTGGCTGCGATACGCCGACCGCCTCGACGCATACCTCTGGGCGCAATTCCACGCCGAGGATATGACGACTCTTGACTGGCGATTGGCCCGCGAAGAAATCGCGCGACTTGCCTCCATGCTTGGCACCATCGTCGATGATGGCGCGTGGGATGGTTTTGATAAGAACGAGGTCGTGCCGCTATGATCAACCCGTGGGCAAATAATGGACGAAAACGCCGGACAGACGTGGACCGCAAGGCCAAGCGGGCAAACGGCGAGAGTCTCCACCAGTCAACCGCCAGCACCTACCTGCGCCGACGCGGACTAAAAACAGGGTCTCTGTTGCAACATCTGAACGACGAAAAGATTGATTGGCTGGCGCGAAACGTCCCAGCGGGAATGACAGTCGGCGAGTTTTTAGTGACCGCCCTGCTGGATGACGCGATGGCGGAGGACGAGACGTGACCGGTGATCAAGCAATGCCCGAACGCAGGCTGTGGGCTGCTGTTCTCGAAACAGCCGTCCGTGATACACTGAGGCCAATGCCAGAGGATGAACCCGGCTCATATCGAAATGTCGTGCGCTGGAGGCAAGATCGGGCCTATATCAAAACAGCCGACTTTTCTGACATATGCTTGCTGGCAGGTTTCGAGGCAGAATATGTGCGCAAGCACGTCATTGCAAAAATGGTAGAGGATTAAAACAAGATGGGCAAAGTTGGTAGGCCATCCAAGTACAGCGAAGAATTAGCTGAAAAAATTTGCCTGTGGATTGGCGAAGGCAAATCGCTCAACAGCTTTTGCAAAACAAAAGACGCGCCGCATCTCTCAACAGTGACGCGATGGATCGTTGCGCATGACGAATTTCGCAACAAGTACGTGCGTGCGCGAGAGGCAGCAGGGCACGCTCACGGAGATAACGTCATTGATGTAATCCAACTGTTGCGAAGGGGCGACGTGGACGCTCAGACGGCGCGGGTGATGATCGACGCGTTGAAATGGAGCGCAGAGCGTATGGCGCCGCGTGCATACGCACCTAGCCAAACTGTCGATAATATCTCAACAGACGGCTCGATGACGCCGCAGGTAATCGAACGAGTGATCGTTAAGCCAGATGCAGACGGGTAAGCGCCTCCAAATACCAACAGCGGGCGCTTATCTGCCGCTTCTTTCGCCGTCACGCTACAAAGGCGCATGGGGCGGGCGAGGCAGCGGCAAATCGCATTTCTTTGCTGGGCTGATTGCGGAAGAGGCGCTACGGCATCCCGGCTACAGAGCGGTCTGCATCCGCGAGGTCCAGAAGTCGCTGAAGCAGTCGGTGAAGCGTCTAATTGAAGATAAGTTGACAGAATTTAATCTCGGCGAGGCGCAAGGCTTCAGGGTCTACAGAGAGGTGATCGAGACGCCGGGGGATGGGCTGATAACCTTTACCGGTATGCAGGATCACACGGCGGACAGCGTCAAGTCGCTTGAGGGCTTCGATCGGGCGTGGGTCGAAGAGGCGCAGTCTCTATCGGACCGGTCACTGTCTTTGCTGCGGCCAACGATCCGCAAAGAAGGCTCCGAAATCTGGTTTAGCTGGAACCCGATGCGAGCGACTGATCCAGTCGATATGTTATTGCGAGGCGAAAACACACCAACGAACACCGTCGTCGTTAATGTGAATTGGTCGGACAACCCGTGGTTCCCAAAAGTTCTTGAGGATGAGCGGCGCGACGCTTTGGAGATGACGCCAGAGCGGTATGATCACATCTGGGAGGGCGGCTATGCGACGGTGCTGGAGGGCGCATATTACGCCAGACACCTGACCGACGCGCAGTTGCAGAATCGGATCGGCGTCGTGGCAAGAGACGGACTGATGAAAACTTATGCCTGCTGGGACATCGGCGGCACGTCGCGGAAGTCGGACGCCACAGCGATTTGGGTCGTGCAGTATGTAGGTCTGGAGGTCCGCGTCCTAGATTACTATGAGGCTGTAGGCCAGCCATTTGAAGCACACGTCAACTGGCTCAGGTCATCTGGATAT